CCCTTCTGACCCATGCAGATCACCGACATCCGCCAGCAGCTCGACACCCTGCTAGCCCGAATTGAAACCGACCAACAGGCTCTTGCCGCCGAGAGCGCGGCCGTGGCCCGTGCCACCGAGGCCCTGCACGAATCCCCGGCGCTGCAGGCCGCCCTGGCCCAGGGCCAGGAGCTGATGCGCGGCCGGGTGCTGATGCTGATTGACCACCAGCTGGGGATGCTCCGCGAATCGCCCACGGCGGTGCTGCTGCGGGCGCTGCGGCAGCAGGTGCGGGAGGTGTCCCAGTGAGCGCCGAACTCTCACTGCTGCACGGCTCCATTATCGGCGGTACTGGTGCCCTGCTGTCGTACTGGGCTGGCTGGCGGGCAAGGGGCGACGTGATGCGGATCAGGGGCGGCGTGCTTGGCCGGCCACCGCTGATCTTCAACGAAGGCCCCACCCAACGCGGCAACGGCAACGGTGGGCCCACCACGCCCAAGCCTCAGCCCGCTGGCGGTCGGCTGATAGGCCCCGGCGGCGTCCCCATCGGCTACCAGCCCCGTCCATCCCGCCCCGGCGCAAACCCTCCGCCTTCTGAACCATGACTACACCGATCATCATGTGGTGCCTCTCGTGGGGCGAAATCAAGCCCGTCCCCTGCACCAAGGTCACAGCCGGTTTCGTGTGGCCTGCTGAGCGCAACGGCCGCCGCGAATCCCGATCAGGCAGCTGGGCCAGTTACCACGAAACCTGGGCCGATGCGCATGCCGCGATGCTGTCCAAGGCTGAACTCGAACTGGACGCCGCCCGTAGCCGGCTCGAGCGCGCACAGGACGACCACGGCCGAATCAAGGGCATGAAACCACCGGCTGATGCGGAGGCCCAGCCATGAAAGAACGACCGATCCTGTTCAGCGGCCCGATGGTGCGGGCCATCCTCGACGGCAGCAAGACTCAGACGCGACGGACTTTCAAGGGCACCACCGAACACAAAGGCCCGTACAACCCGGCCTACATGGAGGCCCATCAACAGGCAAACGGATGGGGGAGCATCTGCCCCCACGGCACCCCCGGCGACCGGCTGTGGGTGCGAGAAACGTGGGCCGTTCAGCATGGCTTTGATGCCTGGACTCCTAGGCATATTCCAAGGGGAGCACGCATTTATTACTCCGCAACCGCCGATCTTAAAGGCCCTTGCGGTGTAGGAGGCCTTCGTTGCCGCCCGTCGATCTTCATGCCCCGCTGGGCCAGCCGCATCCTGCTGGAGATCACCGACGTTCGCGTGCAGCGGCTGCAGGAGATCAGCGAAGGGGATGCACGGGCGGAGGGTGCAATTGGCGCTCTCAATGACTCAATAGGCGATAACTGGTGCGCTTGCGAAGCGTTTGCGGCCCTATGGGAATCAATCAACGGCCCCGGCTCATGGCACGCCAACCCATGGGTCTGGGCGATCACCTTTCAGAGGCTGGAACCATGACCCTCTGCATCCTTGCCGGCATGGTCGAGATCATCGCCGTGCTGTCGATCGTCGGCACCGCCACCCTGGCCACGTCGCTGTGGTGGGCGCTGTGTGAGCGGTTGGTGGGGGAGGTGGAGTGATGACCACCTACGCCGAGTTCCTAGACCGCAAGCTCCACACCGGCGCTGACCACGGCTTCGATCCAGTGTTCATGCCGCCGCAGCTGTTCGACTTCCAGCAAGCCCTAGTCGAGTGGGCTGTCCGCAAGGGCCGCGCCGCAATCTTTGCTGACTGTGGTCTGGGCAAAACCGCCATGCAGCTCACATGGGCTGAAAACGTGGCGCGTCACACCAGCCGCCCGGCGCTGATCCTGACCCCGCTGGCAGTCGCCGCGCAGACCATCCGCGAGGGTGAAAAGTTCGGCATTGAGGCTCACCGCTCCAGCGATGGCAGCGTGATGGGGCGGATCGTGATCACGAACTATGACAGGCTCCACCTGTTTGATCCTGCTGATTTCGGTGCGGTTGTCTGTGACGAATCGAGCATCCTGAAATCGTTTAGCGGCTCCACCAGAAAGGCGATCACTCGCTTCATGGCCAAGATGCCGTACCGGCTGCTGTGCACGGCAACAGCTGCGCCGAACGATTACACCGAGCTGGGCAACTCGTCGGAAGCGCTCGGTGAGTTGAGCTACAGCGACATGCTGCGCCGGTTCTTTGCACAGCTGGATGACAAGGGCCAGAAACGCGAAGAGCGCCTGCAAGAGTCAGCCGAAGCGATGATCAACGCCAACGCCAACTACTACAAAAAGCTGGCCTTCAGGGTGTCGCAGACTATCGGCCAGTGGCGCCTTAAGCATCACGCCCGCGAGCATTTCTGGCGCTGGGTGGCAAGCTGGGCCAGGGCTTGCCGGATGCCGTCTGATCTGGGTTTCGCCAACGATGGCTTTATCCTGCCGCCTCTGGTTGAGCGTGATCACATTATTGCCCCGGCCACCCCGCCAGAGGGGATGCTGTTCTCAATGCCCGCCTTTGGCCTGGCGGAAGAACGGGAAGAGCGCAAGCGCACCATGCAGGAGCGTTGCGAGTTTGCGGCTCAGCTGGTGGAGCACGATCGCCCTGCCGTGATCTGGTGCCACACCAACGCGGAGGGGGACCTGCTAGAGCAGCTGATCCCCGATGCTGCCCAGGTTGCCGGCCGCACTCCAGACGATCGGAAGGTGGAGCTTTATGAGGCCTTCGCCGATGGCCGTCAGCGGGTGCTGGTGATAAAGCCCAAGATCGGCGCCTGGGGGCTGAACTGGCAACATTGCGCCCACGTGGTGACGTTCGCCAGTCACAGCTATGAGCAGTACTACCAATCAGTTCGCCGCTGCTGGCGCTTTGGCCAGCAGAGCACGGTCCACCTTGACGTGATCGCCACCGAGGGCGAGGCCAGAGTGCTGGCCAACATGCGCGGCAAGGCTGAGCGAGCGTCCGCCATGTTTGAGGAACTGGTGGCGCAGATGAACAACGCCACCACGATCAAGCGCACCAATCTCTACACCACTACACCGAGGCTTCCGCAATGGCTGTAAAGGATCAGCTCATCACAGACAACTACGCCATCTACAACGGCGACTGCATCGAGGTGATGCAAGGTTTGCCCGATGAGTCAGTGCATCTCACCGTCTATTCTCCGCCCTTTGCCGGGCTGTATCAGTACAGCAGCGACGATCGGGACATGTCCAACTGCCTGAACTATGACGAGTTCTTCGCTCATTACGGATTCTGCATTGACGAAATCTCCCGGATCACAATGCCGGGCAGGATCTCAGCGGTTCACTGCATGGACATTCCGCTGAGCAATGCCGGATGCGATGCCATGTTTGATCTGCCAGGTCGCATCATCCGCGAGCATGAGGCCCGAGGATTTGCTTATGGCGGCCGGCGGGTGATCTGGAAGGAGCCGCTGCTGGTACGCAACCGCACCATGATGAAGAGCCTGCACCATAAGACTCTGTGCGAGGACTCCACGCGCAACAGCATCGCCAACGCCGATTATCTGCTGATGTTCCGCCGCAAGGGCGAGAACCCGGTGCCAGTTGTGCACGAGGTTGGCCTGATGCACTACAGCGGAGAGCGAACTGTCCCAGCTGACCTGAACGGATACAGGGGGATGAAAGGAGATCAGAAAAAGAATCAGTACAGCCAGTGGATTTGGAGGCAGTACGCCTCCAGTGTCTGGGATGACGTCAGGATTGACAACGTGTTGCAGTTCCGCAGCGCCAAGGATGGCGAAGACGAGAAGCACGTGCACCCGCTTCAGCTGGACGTGATTGACCGAGCCGTGGTGATGTGGAGCAACCCCGACGAGACCGTGCTGACCCCCTTCATGGGCGTCGGCAGCGAGGTCTACGGGGCGGTGCAAGCTGGCCGCCGTGGCGTCGGCATCGAGCTGAAGCCCAGCTACTACCGGCAGGCAGTGCGAAACCTGGAGCTGGCCGGCGAGCCGGATCAGCCCGGCGATCAGTCATCCCTCTTTGACCTGGAGGCCGCCTAATGGAAACCCGCCGCCTAACCATCTGCCTCACCCTCCCCGAGGTCGAGGCCCTCCGCCGCCAGCTCCGGCCTGGTGAGGGGATGAACGATCTGCTGCGGCGGATCGTAAACGACCGGATCCATAACCCCACCCCCCGATGATCACCTACACCACCCCCACCCAGCAGGCCATGGCCCGCATCGCCACTGCGCCTGTCACCAGCGATCAGGGCCGGCCCACGCCAACAC